TTACATTTTCTTTAAGTACTAAAAAAATCACCTTTTACATTTTCTTTAAGTACTAAAAAAATCACCTTTTACATTTTCTTTAAGTACTAAAAAAATCACCTTTTACATTTTCTTTAAGTACTAAAAATTTAAAAAGACACTTAAGGGTTTATTAACTCATATATATAGATGAGTAAAAATATTGAGAAAATGCAGAAATTAGAAGAAAAATTAACCCCCCTAATAGGAAAAGTAGTTTATTGTGATGGTAATCTATTTAAAATTAAAGACTTTTCATTATTAAAATTACATGGAGAAGCGTATAAATGTGATAAAGTATTTAAAGTAAATACTGATGAACCATTTAACAGTTGTATGACATATACAATTTATCAACATTATACAAATGAAGTAGTAAACAAAAAGTTTAAAATATTAAATTCAAGTTTTCGTAATTATAAAATAATTAATGATATTGATAATATTGACGATAAATATTTTGTAGTTGGTAGTAGAACTATATATAAAAATTATCATACATCAAATTTTAAAAATAATAAATTACAATTCATACAAGATATAAATGGCTTTATTTTTTCAATGCTTTACGGACCAATGAGTAATATAAACAATACATATTATTATAAAGCACGAAAAGAATATCTTAAAAATCATTTTAATAGATATAATTTTAATAAATATAAAGATGAAATTAAACAATTTATTAGTAAAAGTTCATTTATATCATACATTAAATTATATATAGAATATAAACAACTATTTATAAATGAAGTAAAAGAAAGTAATAACGAAAATAATACATTATTAACATCAATTATTACAAAAAATGAAAATTTAATAAATGAATTAAAAGAAGAAATAACAATATTAAAAAATGAATTAGATAATGAATCAGATGATTCAGATAATTCAGATATTGATTCTGATTATAATTCAGATGATTCAGATGATTCAGATGAAGAATAAAAATAAACCATTTTATTAAAATTTAATAATTATTTATATAATAACTATTAAATTTTTTGTATTAATTTAAAGCAGGTTATATTCAGCACTATAACTATCTGTAATTATACCAATTTTAGAACATGAAAAATCTACAGCATTTAAAGCACTAGCGCTATTTGACCCAAATGCTATCGCTAAAATTACATCAGTATCTAAATATGTCCCGTTAGTAGTTGATTGTGTCATATTTATTTGGTTTTGTATAGCTATACTATTAGGGGTAAAAGTTAAACCTTTAATATTTGCATACATTTGACATGTTTGATTTGCTGATGAATTTGAAGCCGGCACATATGTTCTTGATGAATGATACCACGATGCGTAATCAGTTCCATTGCCTAGTGGACGTGTATATATAACGAAGTAAGGAAGATCACCAGTACCTAAACAGTTATTAAAAATTTGATAATATAAACCTTTAATATCTCCTACAGTTCCATTATTTATAGGGGAGGGAAAATACCAATTAATCTTCGCATTACTTGCTTGCGGTGATGCTTTTTTATAAGCCCAACCCCCAAAACCGTAAGCAGTTAAAAATGGTGATGGCTGAGGAGCAATAGAACTATCGGCATATATAGCGGGCGAGGAAACAATCATTTGAGGAACAACATGTTTTTTTGCATTATCGCTAAATGAAGTAAAAATACTTACGCCGTTAAATGTTAAATCATTAATTGATAATATTGCTGTATCACTATTAATTTGGTTTTCTAATTTTAATTCAGTTGATGTCATTCTAGTATATCTTCTATTTATATCATCACCAGTTTCAACATTTTCTCCTCTTATATATGAATTTTTACCAATAGACGTATCTTTAACAACTAAATTATAACCATTTAATTCTGATTCATATTTTGATTGTGTTGGATTAACTAAATTTAATTGATTAACATCAAAATTTAAAGCAGTTTTTCTACTTGCATTACCAAATATAGAGGTATTAACCGTCATTATATCTCTATCAATTTTTAACATTTCTTTTGGTGCTTCTGTTGCTGATGCATGTGAAAAAATATGACCTCCTACTTTATTATTTGATACATTGAGATGATTAGAAGCATTATTAGAATCAACAAAATGGTAGTGTCCAAGACTTGTTGATGTAGTGCTTGTTGGATAAGATGAAAGTATTGGTGAGGCTGATATATTAGATGCGTGAACTCCTTGAATATTCAATTGGCTGTTAGGTGCTAAAACGGGAACTGACATTAATGTATATAATAAAACTATATATTATTTATTTGTATAATTTAGTAAAATTACACAAATTGAATATATAATCAATATTTAATATTAATCATCAGTAGGTTTAATAACATACGCCTCCCGTTCTGATAATATAGACATTGGGAAAGTTTTATTTATACATACCCATCTAGATTTAAGATTCTTTATTTTTTTTATTTGTGCTTTATCTAAGCCTAAATAAGAATCTAATAAATATTTCAAACTGCGACCGCCTAAACCATTAGGAAAAATAATAACTGAATGAGCTTCATTTAATACTATTTTTGTACTACCTCCATTACATGCCGTATGTGTTGTAATAATACAGCTAATTTCAAAATGTCTCCCTACTTGTAATATTTGGTTCATTATACTATTTACTTTGTTTCTGATTACTTTTGATGATATTACATCAGTATCATCAAAAATTACCATACTTTCTTTAAAATCTTCTGCTTCTATATCATCATTACAAAATTCTTCACTTAATTTTATTCTTTTTAATCCTTTTAATTGGTCTAATGTTGAATCTTCTTCTAATGCACTAAATAAATATATAGATCTTTTAGGATATAATCGTTGATATTCTCTACAATAATGTAAAGTAAAATAACTTTTACCGCTTCCACTTCTTCCCGTAATATATAATATTTGTCTTTCTGTATTTGGATTTGGTATTTGTTGGAATTTTTCATTAGATTTTAAATTGATTTGATTATATGATGTTCTAGCGGTTTCACTATCATCAACGGATATAATAGGGTAGTGTTTCTGTTTTTTTGTATCTGTTTTTATAATTGCTATAGGTACACCAATATTTTCTAAGTTCATATTAATAATAGATTTTATTTTTTTTATACTTAAACTAATAATTTATTTTTTTTGTTTTATTTTAAATACTTCTCTTAATTGCTCTAGTTCTTTCGGACTTGGTTCTTTTTGTAAATAAACAATAGAAAACTGAGAAACATCATCATCATCTCCCCCTTTTTTTTGTAATTTAAATAAATTTTTAGCCCCTTCTAATAATAATTTATCACTCATTTTTTCATTAAATGTATAATCATTAATTAGTTTTTTATTTTTTTCTATTTTTTTTGGATCATATACGGTTTTAGGTTTCTTTAATTTCATTTTTTCTATTTCTTCAATTTGTTTATTAATAATATTAGTATCTATTTTTTTATTAATTTTTGTATTTTGAACCTGTTTAATTAAGTCTTCTATTTCTTTAATATCATATTGTTCAGGTTCTTCTAATTTTTCAAATATTGTCATCGTTTCAGTAGGTTTATCAACAATACTATTATAAATTTGATCTATTTTTTTAATCGGGGGTTTTAATTTTTCAATAACGGGGTCTATTTTATTTTTTTTTGATTGTTTAACTTGTTTAATTTTAGTATTATATTCTATTGTAGGTAAATCAACAATATTTTTGTATTCATTAGTTAATTGTTTAATTGTTGGTTTTTTTGATTTTGATAAATTAAGTTTATCAATACTATCATTATAAGAATTTAAAATATTTTTAACTATATCTAATAATTGACAAATTTTAAAATTATAATCTTTTATTTCTGTAAATAATTGTTTAATTTCCATTAATATAAATTAGATAATATTTTTAAAATTTGTTTGTAAATAATCTAAACTATCTTTATTAATAATATCAAATAGATCATCTCTAATTTTTTCTATAGATTTTTTTATACTTATTAATGATGTTTTATTTAATAAAGATACAAATTTATTAAAATAAGATTCATTTAATCCTGCTTCAACTCCCCATTTATTAATTACAGATATATTATATTTGATATCATTTATATCAGGTTTTCTAAATTTTTGTTCTAAAATAACAAGTATAATATCTAATTCATTTTTACATTTGTTTATTAATCCTATATCAGAATTAAAATAATCCATTAATTTTATTAATTTTGTTTTATTCTTTTTTTTATCTTTTAATAATAAACTAAATAATCGTTTTAATGCTTTCCAAAAATTGTGAGTATATAAATATTCATCTAATGATTTTCGTATACCAACATCAGGGTTTTTAGTTTCATCTTTATAATAATTACTATCTTTACCAAGTTTAAAATAATAATTTTCAGAAAATTCAGTATATATTTTATCTATTAATACTATCATATCCATTTTAATAGTTGATTTCATTAATAAAGCTTCTTGAAATGTAATACCATCATTAATTCCAGACATCATTTTTTTATAATCCCATCTAAGAGGCTCACCATCTGTACCAATACCACATTTAAAATCAGTAATAAAATATCTTTTATCTTTTTTACAAAATTTAAATTTTTCTTTGTAATGTTTATAAATTTTATTTAATATATTATCATTAGATTTATCATTAATAAATTCTTGTAAATCGTAATCAGAATTATATAATATTCTATCTAATGAGGCTGAACCTATTATTTGATAATTTCCAGTAATTGTTAATGTATCAAATACATCTTTAATATTATCAGGGTATACTTTTTTTATTTTAAAATTACTCATTAATATACAATATATAATTTTAAAATATTTATTTACATTAAATATTTTTTTGATGATTCTTTTAAATATGAATTATAAGGTGTAGGTAAATGTAAAAATCCAGCTCCGTTTATTATTCCTGTTCCTTGTCCTGCTAGTCTATTAATATCATCATTAATTGTGAAAAATAATTCTTCACATTTTTGTATTAACTGTTCACCACTTGCTACGATGCTTGACCATCCAGAATAATCATCTTTTGATAAAGTTTCAGCATATGAAGAAAAAACATTTATATTATCTAAAAAAATATCAAAATTTTTTTCAAAATCCTCCATTAATTTTGAATTTAAAAAATTACTTAATTTAATTTTTCCTAAATATCTAATATTTGGTTTAATATAATCATCCCACAATACAATAGCTTGATCAATAATTAATAAAATTCTATTTATATCTTTTACATATGCATTTTTTAACATATCATCATTAACTTGATTACCTCTACTACTTTCAAATGAACTACCCGCATCACTATCTTCACCACCACTTTCTTCACCACTATCTCCTTCCCCAAATGTTCCTTCACTTCTCATTTGACTTATTGTATCTGTTTCAGAAGAGCTAGAATCACCTTCTGATTCACCTTCTGATTCACCTTCTGATTCACCTTCTGATTCACCTTCTGATTCACCTTCTTCTGGTTCAATACCAACTCTATTTATTCGTAGTTGTTTCCGTCTTTCTGCTTTTTGTATTTTTTTAAATTCATTCTCAGTTATTTCATTAAAAGTTGCTTTAACATCTTCACTTATTTGTGCATTAAATGATTTTAATAATGTATTAGTTTGTCTTATAAGTAAAGAAAATGATGTTAAATTTTTATTAACGTCAGTTTCTGTTGAACTAGTTGGTGGTGCTGTTAATGCTTGAGTTTGTGCATCTTTTACATCTTGATCTTTTTTAAGTTTTTTATTAATAATATTTCTTATTGATCTACTTGCTCTAAAAATTGAGTTAGGGTCATTATCTAATCCTTTTAATTTACTTTTCATATATAATATATATATATATATTTTTTTATTTTGTATATATTTATATTTTTATAATATTATTTAATATAAATTACGTTCTTTAATTAATTTGGATGCTTGCCCAAGATTACAACCATATTGTGCCATTACTTTTTTTATTAGTTGCCCTCGTGCTGTTCTTGCTCCTCCAGATTTAGCACCTCCACGCATTACGGCGGGCGGGTATAATTCAGCCGCACCGCCTACGCATTTCTTTCTTCTTCCTCCCATCTTAGATTTAACGTAAGATTTAGCCATTTCAGTACCTGCTGGTACAATTACATCGTGAAATACTTCTTTTGCAACCGGTGCTACAACTTTACCAACGGCTTTTGCTCCTTTTTTAATAGTATCCCAAACTTTATTTCCTCCTTTTGGTCTTCCTCTTGGTTTTCTTCCTGATCCTTTATTTATTAATTGATTAGTTGCCATTACAGCACCTGTTAAAGGGGCTAATTCTGGGGCTACCATTGTAGCAATAGGTAATATTTTAGATGCAACTTTTGTTGATCCTTTAATACCTTGAACAAATCCATGACCGAAATCTTTCCAAAATCCAGCACCGTCAACACGTTTGTGATGCTCAGCGGGTTCAATCATACGTTTATCGTGATGAACGTAATGTTTTATAGGTCTACCCCTTGGACGTTTGTGATGCTCAGCGGGTTCAATCATACGTTTATCGTGATGAACGTAATGTTTTATAGGTCTACCCCTTGGACGTTTCCCGCCCATCTTACTTTTTACGTAATCTTTTACCATACTTGTACCAACAGGTACAATTACATCATGAAAAACAGCCTTAGCCCCTTTACTTAGTCCACTTTTTAATTCGTGTCCAACATCTCCCCAAAATCCACCACCTTCAATATCTCCAATATTACCACTAAAAGTTCTATTTAATAGATTGGGACCGCCAACAAATAACGTACCAGCATCTTCTGAATATGATGTATACCCTGCCCGTGGATGATTACGAAGAGGTTTACCCCCGTTTAATTTTGGATAATATTGAGTAGTTGATAGTGCTTCAGGTTGTCTCATATGATCTAAATATTTATATTGGTTATTAGTTGCTTGTTCGGCTAAATATTTTTTATACTCACTTGACATTATATATATATACAAAATAAAATAATTAATTAAAGTAAATTATTTTTTTTTAAAAATCTTCTTGATAATAATTTACGTCTTGGTTCTGGTTTTAATTCTGGTTCTGGTTCTGGTTTTAATTCTGGTTCTGGTTCTGGTTTTAGTTCTATTTCTTTTTTTGGTGATAATTTAACACTTGGTGTAAATTTATAATTTAAAATAAATTCATCCATTTTATATATATATAATATATAAATATAAAATAATTTAATATATTTTTAAATATTTTTTATATAATGTATTCTATTTAATATATCTTTTTTAGTTTTACAACCTTTAAAAATATTTTTATAATTTGGATCAATTAAAATACATTCTTTAACCTTTTCTTTTAATTGTTTTAAAGTATGTTTAGATTTTCGCCCTTGTCCTATCATTTGGTTCGGGTTTAATCTTTCTAAAATATTAAAAGAATGTTCTGTTAATGGATTATATGACTCAGATTTAATTTTAATATCTTGACTATTAATAGGTTTTAATGCACTTACAACATCTGATGATGATTTAATATTATATTCGTTGTGATGTGGTTTCTCATTAACATAGGCAGGGTTTACATTAATTATTTCTTTTGAATCTTTGCCTAAGTGTCTTGATAAAACTGAACCTTGACTGTGTCCAAGAGTTGAAACATTTTTAGCCCCATATTTATCTTGTGTTGCTTTCTGTGTCTTCTGTCCTTGTTTATATCTATTTGTATATTTATATAATCCCGTTGCATATGCAGCGTTATTTAACCAATCTGAAGCCCCTTGTGTTCCTCTGTGAGTTATTACAGCGTGTCCCGTTTTTGGATCGTGGTAAACTTTAGCTGTGTCATTTGTTAATGCTTCATCTAATAAATAATCATCTATATTTTGATCTGGATTTTTTGAATATGAATTAGCTAAAAATTTTTGTAAATGTCCTATAGATATTTTACCTCCTGATAATTTTGTATGTTCTAAAACATTGACGTAAAAATGCGCTCTTTTCTTTGTAATTGGTTCAAAATGTTCAGGATTATTTAATATTAAATGTGCAAAATCTGATATATTATATTTTGTATTATTTTTTTTATTAAATTGTTTTAATTCCTTTGTTAATGCCCCCCATTTTATTTTTTTAAAGTCTATTTTTCTTTGACTCTGACTCTGACTATCCATTATATATATTAAATATTATAAATTATTAATTAATAAAATAAAAAATAATAATAAAAATATACTAATATAAAATTAATTATATAATATAATAAAAATAAAATAAAATTAATACGTCCCATTATATATTATTTGTATTATATTATTAATGGAAAATAAAATTATTTTCTCTATATTTCAATTCATTATATTTTTTAATATTATCTTTATTTAATTCATTATATTTTTTTTTATATTCTTTCATTTTATCTTTATTATCATCCCTATATTTTTTTTGTTGTTCTTTAAGTTTATCTTTATTTGCTTCTTTATATTTTTTATCATATTCTTTATTTTGTTCTCTCCATTCTTTTTGATATTCTTTTGATTCATTATTTGATATAATAGGATTTTTTATATTCATATTAGCATTTAATAATTCAATATAATATCGTTCTCTTGTTCTTGCTTCATTAGCATCATTGCATTCAAATTTTTCTATCTCTAACATCATCCAATTATTCCACCCTCCATTATTCCTTATAATTTGATATACATTAAGATTATAATTTTTATTATTTTCATTACAACAAATAGAATGATGTTCTCTTTTTCTTCTTGTAAAGTCTGTTGTATGACCAACGTAAATATCTTTAATATTTAAATCATTACATACTAATTTATATATAATTGTTTTATTGTAATTTATTTTTGTTCTAGGCATTCTATATTATAATATATTTATCTATTTAAATATAATACGTTTAATAAATAATAAATTATTTGTATTATATATATCAATATGGAATCTCGTATTATAGAACATGTAATAAATAACTATAATAAAATATTACAACATTTAGAAAGTCATATTAATTCAGGAGAAGCAGATGAACAAGATTATAAACAATCTAAATTATTAAAAAAAGAAATAAAAAATTTATCAAATCAATTATTAATTAAAGCTAAAGATATTTCTAAAAATGATAATTTATATAAAATATCAAACCCTAAGAAAGCCCAAAAAAAAGCATTTGATTATTTAGGATCTACCGCTATTTTATATAAATCTGATAAACCAAAAAAAAAATATAAAATATTAAACCCTAATACAAATAAATATATTCATTTTGGTTCAGATATGGAAGATTATTTATATCATCAAAATGAAAAGAAAAGAACTAATTATTTAAAAAGATCAAGCAATATAAAAGGTAATTGGAAAGATGACCCATATTCAAAAAACAACCTATCAATACGTATTCTTTGGTGATACCATTTAAAGATTTACCTATATTATTTGGTAATAAATATATCTAATAATATATATATATATAAAATGTCAGTAGCATCTGTAGCCCAATTATTACAAAATCAAAGTGGATCATCAACACCAACACAATCATTTTTTTTTCTTACTAATAATACAGATTTAACCCCTGTTAATGTTGAATTTCAAATAATAACCCAAGCTAATAATGTTATATTACCCGCAGGTTTATATATTGTAAATATAAGTTTCGTATTTCAATCTTTTAATGCAGGCGGTGGTCCAGCACCTGGTATCGGCAGTGTAAATCTTCAATTTTATTCTAATTTAAACGGTGTTATAGATAGTCTTTTAAATCCAACTTCTTCAGGAGGTAATCAGAGTTTACTTGAAGTTTGTGGTTCTGTAGTTTTTGAATCTGATGGTGTAGCATTTTTAGGTGTTCAAGCTAAATGTTTAGAATTTAGTGGTGCAGCTACTCAAATTTTAGTACGTTCACCATATGGGGGTTTTCCACCTAATCTTACATTTACTAAAATTGGTTAAAAAAAAAATAAATATATATAAAAAAAATTAATATATACTTATATTATATATATATGTCAGTAGCAAGTGTAGCACAATTATTATTAGAACAAGGTGGCGGGGGCGGTGGTTTAGTTGATGATATAACCGCTGGTGATGGTATTGATGTTAATGAAGTATCTACGGGAGTATTTGAAATATCAAATACTGGAGTTTTAGAAATTACAGCAGGGGCAGGTATTGATATTAATGAAACAACGGCGGGAGTTTTTCAAATAGTTAATACAGCATCAGCACCAACACAATCAACTTTTTCTATTGGAGCAACAACAGCACTATCTCCCGTTAATACACTTTTTCAAATAATAACAGCAGCTAATAATGTTATTCCGCCAGCAGGTTTATATATAGTAACTATATTTTTTATTTTAGAATCTTATAATGCTGGAGGTGCAAGTTCCGTGGGAATTGGTAATGTAGAATTAGAATTTTATTATTTTGTAAATAGTGGCGCAATTAATTATATATACCCTACAATTACAGCAGGTGGACAATCACTAGTTTTTATTCAAGGTCAGACAGTCGTAGAATGTGATGGCGTTGGATATTTTGGTTGTCAAGGGAAAGTTTTAACATTTACAGGAGATGCTACACAATCAGCAGTACGCGCACCATTTGCTACTTTTCCGCCTAATATTACATTCACTAAAATAGCTTAATTAAAAATAAATATATCTAAAAAATATAATATAGACTTATATTATATATGTCAGTCGCAAGTGTAGCACAATTACTATTAGAACAAGGTGGTGGTGGTGGTGGTTTAGTTGATGATATAACCGCTGGTGATGGTATTGATGTTAATGAAATATCTACAGGTGTTTTTGAAATATCTAATATAGGCGTTGTAAGTATAACAGCAGGTGATGGAATTAATGTAGATGCATCAACAGGAGATATAAATATATCTAATACTGGAGTTTTAACAATAGCAGAAGGTGCTGGTATTACTATTACAGAAACATCAGCAGGAAATTTTGATATAGCTTCTGATGTAAATCCCGCAGATTATTATACTATTACTGACGCAAATGCCACATTTCAAACTTTAGCGGATACGGCTAATTATTCAACAACTGTGGAAGCAAATGCATTATATCAAAGTCAAGCAAATATGGTTAATTATTCTACAACAGCGGAAGCTAATGCATTATATCAAAGTCAAGCAGATATGGTTAATTATTCTACAACAGCAACAGCTAACACATTATATTTCCCATTAGGTAATATTAATTTTTATTTAGGACTTGCAGATTTATCAGCAATGGCACCACAATCATCAAAAGGTTCACAAATTGTTGTACCATTTTTTTCTCGTTCTACAAGTGCTATTTTAATATCATCAAATGAAGGGGCAGGTGTTGCTTCAGTAGTTTGCAATGTTTTTTGGGCAAGTAGTATATTAAACCCGCCTTCTACAACATTAGAATTATCTTTTTTTAATTCTTCAACAACAGTCACCGTAAATACAGGAATGTATTATAGTATTTTAGTTATTAATGTTTAAAAAAATTCACAGATTAATATGTCATATGGCATATTATTATATTTCTTACTATTTAATTTAATGAAGTTTTTAAACTCCGCTAAATCATACCCTATATGGTGTAATAATAAAAAACATATACACCACCGTCCACATGTATTAATACCATCTCTTAATTTTTGGTATTTAGTTTCATTATATAATATTTGACTAGGTTCTCTAATTGTTTTTAATATTCTACTAAGATGTTTTTTATTTTGTCCTAATATCTTATTCATTACAGCTGAAATATATTTTAATTCTCCGTCGGGCTTTTCTCCATATGAATCAAACCAAGTATATATATTATTATCTTTAGTAATACAACACCAATGACCACTATTTTTTTGATTCTCTGTTAATATTATTCTATAATCTTTTTCTTCTGGTAATAATTCATTAATATCATTTATACTTTCTAATTGTGAATATTTTAATAATTTCTGGGGTGCATCAATAAAATATTTATTAAAATCTTCGTCTGATATCATTGTTGCTAATTTAGTTTTCATTTTATTATATGCTTCTTCTTTTTTTAATTCTTTTAATCTATCTAAATTACTTGTCATTATAATATTACAATAGATTATATTTATTTAATTTAAACTAATTAGATTATTAATTTAGATTTTTATTTAAAAGATAATTGATATACTAGATTAATAAATAAATGGTTCATTGGACTAATTCCTACCAATACGGAGTTAAACAACAAAAACTCGTACTACCTATTATCAAAGAATATTTTAATAGAAACATTATTGAACATACTGATCAATATTCTAAATATGATTATTCTGATGAAAAATATAATTACGAATTAAAGTCTAGAACCAATGATTTAAATAAATATAATACTACAATGATTACATTAAATAAAATAGATAAGAGTAAACCATTAATACTATTATTTAAATTTACTGATAAATTAACTTATATTGAATACGATGAAACATTATTTAATACATTTGAAGTAAAACAATTTAGTAGAGCACAAGAAAAATATGATATGAAAAATCACATTTATATTCCTATTAAATATCTTACAATAATAGAATAGATTTATTTAGATTTTTAATATTAAATATCTAAAAATATCTAATAATACATATATTTATATTACATTTAGATTATTTCATATAGTTTACATCACATTTACAGTAATAATTCATGAATTATTACATTTAATAATCTATTTTATCTATTTTTATATTACTTGTAAAAATCTAATTTATCTATTTTTATATTACTTGTAAAAATCTAATTTATCTATTTTTATATTACTTGTAAAAATCTAAAAAATAAAAATAATAATCTATATAATATTTTTTTAATATATTATATAATTTATTTACTGTAAAAATTATTTAAATCGCTTTTAAAATTAAAATACCTGTAGCTGATGGTGGTGTATTATCAAATAATATATTACTTACTAATGTCATTGTTGCAGGTCCATTAATTGTAATTAATTGAGTATTTTGTATTTTAAAATCAATACCTTCCATATCAATAAATGATGTTTCACCTACGTAATTTGAACTAAATGGGAAAGTATTAGTAATATTTGCACTAAGTATTTGGGTTGTTATTGTTCCTAATGTTGTATCTCCTCCTTCTTGAACAATATTAATATATAATGATGCAATATAATTACCTGATTGTATTGGTATATTTTCTAAAAAAGTATAAGCAAAGTTAGTCCCTGATTGAATTAAAGCGGGTGTTTCAAAATTTAAAACAATAATATTATCATATGGTAAGCCTACTGTAGACGCTGATGACATTGTATATATATATAATATATAATATAATTTAATATATTTTATAATATTTTATTATAATAAAAAAATAAGTTTAAAATAAATTATCTTTTATAATAGTATATTAAAATGAGCGGTAATCAAAATAATACACCAGAAAAACTATATTACGATATCCAACTAACTAATTTAGAAAATAATGGATTAGCTCCACCTGTATTAAACTTTATAGAAACACGTAATGTTCCTTTTTTATATGATGCTGATGAATATTATATGAGTATTATAAGATTTTCATTAGATACGCCTAATTTACCTGTTTTTATTCCTACTATTGAATTAAACCAACCTAATATAAATTTAACTATTTATAAAGTTTCATTACAATGGGTAAACCCTGTTAATCCTTTACAAGTATTTACATCAACATCGCCAGTAATTTTTATACCACAATCTAAAGTTGCACCATTACCACCCTTACCTAGTGTTAACGGTATACAATATAATGGGGGTAATTATTACAATGTTTATAATTATCAATATTTTATTTATTTAATTAATGAAGCATTTATAACATGTTTTAATCAACTTAATGCCTCAGTAACTGGGGCGGGTTTAGTTTTACCTACTGGTTATTACCCTGTTCTTAGTTGGGATACATCTAATAATACAGCTATTGTAAACTGTGATGTATTGGGATATTCTACAATAGCATCAAATTATATTAAAATATTTTTTAACACTCCACTTGCTCAATTGTTTTCATCATTTCCAGTTATTATATCATCTGGTACAGGTGATTTAAATGCTCAAATTATTACTAATTCATTTAGTAATAGTAACATCATACAATATCCGCCATTTAATCCAGAATATGATGCAATTCAAGTATTTCAAGAATGTTCTACAATAGCATTGTGGACGCCTATTACATCTATTGTTTTTACATCAACTACATTACCTATTGTAAGTAATCAAGTAAGTACACCTATTGTTTTTAATGGGTCTTCTGTTTTTGGAGGTAATGGAAATAATAGTTTAGTTAATCAATTAATTACCGATTTTATTTCTGATGATGGTACGTATCGCCCTAATCTTGTATATCAACCATCAGCACAATATAAATGGATTCAATTAATGGGTAAGCGTCCCCTTACAACATTTGATCTACAAGTATATTGGAAAGATAGATTAGGACAACTAAATCCATTTTATTTATCATCTGGATCAACTGCGACAATTAAAATATTATTTAGTAAAAAAGACTCATATGGTAATACAAAATAAATATATAAAAAGTTTAAAAAATATTATAAACGAATTAGAATTATAAAAAATCTTTAAAAAATATATATATATAAAATAAATAAAATATTTTATATATATATATATAATGTCTACAAAACCAGATTTTAAAACTGCATTAATTGAAAGTACAATAATATCTGATTTAACTGATGAAGAAGTGTTTGGTGTCTTGAGTGGTCCGCAATACTCAACCTATACTCAATTTCAAGCCATTTCAGCAAGTTCATCACAAATTGTATGGAACGTGCAAGTGCCATCGGAAAATATTGTTATTGATAGACATTTATTAATGTCTGCGACGGTTAACTTCACAATTAATTTAACCGACGTCGGTGTTGGCGAAAATTGCATTAACTGGGGGCTGACTGAGGCACTCAGTGCGTTCCCCTTAACTTCGTTATTTACTACGATGCAAGCAACTATAAATAATGCAAGTACATCAGTAAATATTCAAGATATATTACCAATGATTTTAAGAATGAATGATAATAGAAAACTAGCAAGATATAACAGTATGACCCCATCACTTCCAGATTGTCAATGGGGACAATTTAACCAAGCAGTAAACACCGTAGGACCAATAGCAAATTCTAATAATAATATTCTATCAAGTCTTAACAACAACGGATATGATAATGATTTTCAACCCCGTGGAAGTTTCCCAGTTCAATTATTAGGTGTTGTACACAATATAGCAGGTGGGGGTGTTGATGATTCAATTGTATCAACAAATGTTAATGATACATGGGCGATTGGTTTACAATTTACATGCACTGAACCATTTTTAGCATTATCACCATTTACTAACTGTATGCCTATGTCTTCACAATCTGGGTCGGGATTAATAGGAATTAACAACATGTCAATTGTTTGCAACGTAGACTCAACAGGAAAACGTTTATTTGGTACTGCTAATAATTATTTAGTTAATAATGGAAATGCTGGGGCGGTTTCTCTCGGTTATAATCAAGGAAATGTAAGTTTTCCAGCATTTCAAAATGCTAGGTTGCTTTTCAACTTCCAAACTTTAACAAGTTTACAATATGCAAAAGTCTCAAGTAAATGCATCGTACCGTATTCAGATTACCCAAGGTTCCTTACCACTTTTACTAATAATGATGCATTAGCATCAGGAGCAACTGCAACATTAACTTCTCAGAATCTCCAGCTGAACCAAATACCAGGGCTTATCTTAATTTCAGTTAGAATCCCAATGTCTTCACAAACCCCATATAATACATCATCATTTTTAACAATTGAAAACATCTCAATAAATCTGAATAGTCAATCGGGGCTTCTTGCAAGTGCAACCCAACAAGATTTATATAATATTAGTTTCCGTAATGGATCCGCGCAATCTTACTATGAATGGCAAGGATACAATAACAATTTTGATAATGGTGAACCAAATAGTACAGCCGTACCGACTGGTAGTTTACTCGTTATCAATCCCGCGTTAGACCTATCTCTTGATTCAATGCTTTCATGCGGATCATTAGGACAGTACTCATTTCAATTTAACATTAGGGTTAAAAATAACTATGGGGTAGCTATCACCCCCGAAATTTGTATTATCACAAAAAATGACGGAATTTTCGTAACTCAACAAGGTACGTCTATTATCTACACTGGTATACTGGATAAAGCTACGGTACTTAAAGCAAAAGAGGGTGAAGCATCACTTGATTATAATACTCATCAAAGATTAGTCGGCGGACGTTTAAATAGTTCTGGTTTTGGTGCAATTAAAAAAATGTTAAAATATCACGCGATGCAAAAACATCCACAACTTGCTAATATGATGGACGGGTCTGTTGTTTCTGGCAGTGGTATGGGTGCGGGTATTTCTGGCGGTTCTACTAGTGGGGGGCGTCGTCATCGTCTTAATAAACATTTACTATAATTTAAAAACTATTTAAACATTTAATTTCTTATATATTATATGAGTGAATTAAATATTAACATTCAAAAGGCGGTAAAAGCATTAGAGAATATGAAAAAGTATCAAGATAAATATAATAAATCTGAAAAAGGATTAGAAAAACGACGCTTAGCATCTAGAAGATACTATAACTCTAAAAAAAATGATCCAGAATTTCTATTAAAACAAAATAATAAAGTAAAATTATATTATCAAAAAAAGAAAAATGAAACAACCGCTGAACCCATTTTAATTTAATAATTTTTCAATATAATATATTATATATTGAAAAATGATTTAAGGATTTATTTATATATACTAATATATGACGGAATTTTTGATTTTCCAACTTTTAAATTATAAAAATGAAAAATCATTTTTTAAATATAATGAATCTAATGACAGACATTTTAAAGGTACTATTGATAAAATTATTGAAGAATTACAAAATGATAAAGGGTATCATATTTTATTAAGAGCAAATAAAAAATGTAAATTTTACATTGATCTAGATAGAACAACAGAAGCAAGATTTAATGAATTTTCTTCTATTTTGTGTAGTTTATTAAATATTGATCGTACAAAAATATCTTATACTTTCTCAACTAATGAAAAAGGAGCGTCTTATCATCTTATTATACCTTCTATAATTACAACCCCATATAATATTAAATCTTTTTTTCAATATTATAATGAAACTTTTAAAAGTTTTTTAACAAAAGGAAAAGAAGAAATAGATCTAAGTATATACCCAAAAGACGAAGATAAAATATTTACATTAAGGCTACCAAATCAAACTAATACAATAAAAAATAATAAACATATAATAAAAAATGGTTTAATAGAAGATTTTATTATTGAATATATTGAAACTGACTCATATTTATTTAATAATATTGAATTAGATGATTATATAATAAAAAATGAAGAAATAGAAATATTAAATAAATCTATTAATACAAAAAAAGAAGAGATTAAACCAAAACCCAACCTTACTATTATAGTAGATGAAAATGAAATAAAAGAAGAAAATGAAGAAGATGAAGAAGTATTTAATAAAAAATTAGAAGATATTAATAAATGTCTTGATTGTATTAAACGTGATGATGATATAGGATATATGGACTGGTTTAAAGTTGGAACTATTATAAAAAATGAAACCCAAGATATTAATATATGGATTGATTGGAGTAAACAAGGACCAAAATATAAAGAGAATACAAATAATATGATGTTAACTAAATGGAGAAGTATGAGAGATGATAAATTAAATATTATTCATTTAAAAGCCATGGCGAAAGACTACAATAAAGCATTATATGATAGTTATTTTAAAGTTGTAAAAGTTCTTAACCCTGATTTTATTGATGAAGAAGGAGAAGAACAATATATTGATGAATTAAATGATGATAAATTTTTAAAGATAGCTGAACAGTTTGAGAAACGACATTGTTTTATAGTTAATAAATCATTTTATTTAAAACAAACTAGTAATGATATTATTTTTTTTAGTGAATCAAAAATTACCCAATCATATAAACATATTATTTGTTCTGATAGAATAGATAAAAAAACAGGTAAGAAACAACTATTCATTAAAAATTGGATAGAAGGTAATAAAAATAAAAGAAGATATGAAGATTGTGATTTTTATCCTCATCCGTTAAAATGTCCTAAACATGTTTTTAATATGTGGTTACCTTTTGAGATAGAAAAATACAAAAAAGAGTATATTAAAAATGAAGAAGCTTTAAAATTTATATTGAATCATATTAAAATACTTTGTAATCATGAAGATGATATATTTGAATATTTTATTAAATGGATCGGACAGATGCTACAGTATCCAGCAACCAAAACTATTATACCCGTTTTAATATCTGATGAGGGTGCTGGCAAGGGCACACTAATACAACTATTAACAAAAATATTAGGATCTAAACGAGTTTTTGAAACTAGCGACCCTAAACGTGATGTATTTGGTAATTTTAATAATTTAATGGCATCGGCTTATTTTGTTGTATTAAATGAAGTAGGACAACAAGATCTAGAAGTAGGTAAATTTAAACAATTAATTACTGATGGTCAACTTGTTATTAATAATAAAGGTATTAGTGCTATACAAACTACCTCGTACCATCGTTTTATCATCACTACCAACAAAGAGGAGCCAATCCAAACAAAGAAAGGTGATAGGCGTAATTTAATTATTAGATCATCAGATGAACTGTGTGGTAAAAAAGAATATTTTACTAAAATGTATGAATTATTAGATGATATTAATGTAATTAGAACCGTATACGATTATTTTAAATCTATTCCTAATTTAGATAAGTTTGGACAAATTAAACTACCTACTACAGAATATCAACGAGATCTACAAGAATTATCAATAAGCCCAATAGAATCATGTATTATTAATTTAGTTCAAGACAATACTATACAAAATATAGATAACATCATTAAAATGACAAGTACCGAATTATTTAATTATTTTAATGCTTATTTATCATCACAAAAAATAGAGTATAATATCAATAGTTTAAAGTTTCATGTTAGATTAAAACATTTAAATATTAAAGGTATTGATACATCAAAAAGTAGAACATGTAATTATAAAACAATTGATATTAATGAAGTTAAGCAATATTTTAATATAGTTGATAATATTGATTTTACAGATGAAGAAAATGAAGGTGATAATGAAGTAATAGTTTAATTTTATATTTTTGTTGAATCTTATTTATTAATAATATAAATTATTAATAAATATTTATTGTGTGGTGAGTTGTGGTGAGTTGTGGTGAGGTGAGGAGAGTAAAAACGGCTTTTTTTCTTTATTGTTAAATTGATTTTCTCTATATAAAATATTTTTAAAATAACCCTCCACACCCTCCACACCCTCCACCATCATATATATAATACAATATATATTTATATATACTCTTTTTTAGATGTAAATATATAATAATAATAATAATAATAATAATAATAATATACTGCATCTGTTGATAGTAGTGTTGATAGTGGTGGATAGTCAAAAATAGATATAATATTATTTGTATTATATAACCAAGTATATCATATAAAGTTATATTATAATATGTAGTATATGAGTGTTTTAATAGTTTTATTAATTGGTTTCATTTTATATATAAATGAAAATATAAATGAATATTAAATAATATAACTAAAACTAGGTAAATTAAGATGATAATCACCGACAGAAAGCCCCGTAGGTACATTTAATGTTAAATTTGAAGATGAATCACAACTAAAATATACTTGAGTAGAACTATAAATATTATTAATATTCCCCCAAACAGTAAAATAATAATCAGTATTTGAAGGTAAATCAACAAGTACAGCAAAATTATATAATGTTGATGCATTTAAAAATGTCATATCAATAGTTGATATTGATGGTGTCATATACACAATACCGCCTTTTAATACTGAAGTATAATAAACATTAGATGTATTTACATCAAAATCAGGCGTAGAAATAATATTAATTAACGTTTTAACGGCGGGCGGGTTCAGTACAGAAACACCATTAAACGTAAGATCAGATGAAGTTAATAACATATTATTTGTATTACTTACCATTTGAAGACTAGAAGCCGATGGGGCTGTTATCATCACAAAAGAATCATCATCATTTACTATTGATAAATTCCCCGTTGAATTACCTTGACCCAATACATTAAATAAATCTTGTTTAAAATCTGGGCCAAGATTATCTATTTGAAATTGTAAAGCTGAAATTCTTTGATTTAATACATATGTTGATAAAGCCATTATATATATATGTATTATATTTTATATTTTTAAAAAAATTACAAATTAGATTCTTTTTTAGAATCATCAGATTTTGGGGCTTCTAAATCTTCTTTTACTTCTGCTTCTATATTTCTGACGATACGCAAACAACAAAGATCAATAGTACTACATTTAGATTTATAACACATTTTACCAACTGCAATTAATAAACCCGCTAATGTTGATACCAACATGGCGTAGAATACCTCCGATAATTCACTCATTATTATTATATTGTATTATATTATAATATGCCTATACCGAAAAATATAGAACTATATAATTTTGTAAAACATGAAGCCGATAAAATATATAAAAAAAGTAGTGCGTATAAATCTGGTTTTATAGTTAAAAAATATAAAGAACTAGGTGGTGAATATATTGATGATAATCAACCTAAAAATTTACAAAGATGGTATAAAGAGCAGTGGTCTGACGTTGGTAAACAACCATACCCAGTATATAGACCAACTATTAAAATTAGTTCTAAAACTCCATTAACAGTAAATGAAATAGATAAAAATAATTTAAAAAAACAAATCAAATTAAAACAAAAAATAAAAGGAATAAAAAATTTACCACCTTTTAAAAAAAAATAATAATCTAAAAAAAAAATAATATAAAAAAAAATAATCTAATTTATATTAATGAGTATTTTAAATAATCTAAATGAAAAAAATATTAGTTCAAATTCATTAAATTTATATACAAAAAATCTAATGAGATTGAATGATAATAAAGAAATAAAAAATTTTACCTTTTTAAAAAATATACCTACTATATTAGATAAGATTAAAGATTATAAACCTAACACAAGAAGAACTTATTTAATATCTATTGTATCTTTATTAAAACAAGAACCAAAATTAAAAAAACTATATGATGAATATTATAAAATCTTATTAGAATATAATAAAAATCTAAAATCAAATACAGAAAAATCAGAAACACAACAAGAAAATTGGATAAGTCAAGAAGATGTATTAAAAAAACAACAAGAATTAATGAGCATCCTAAAAGAAATAGAAGGGAAAACTAAAATAACAGCTGATCAATATTATAAATTATTTGATCTTCTTGTATTATCACTATATACATTAAATAGCCCCCGTCGTAATCTTGATTATTTAAAAATGAATGTAGTAAATAAATATTCTGATGATTTACCAACTAATAATAATTATTTAGATCTACCAAATAGACAATTCATTTTTAGAAACTATAAAACTAAAAAAACATATACTGATCAAGTTGTCCCAATCAATGATGATTTATTTAATATTATTAAAGTATTTTTAAAATATCATCCATTAAAAAAATTAATAAAAGGTAAATATAATATACCATTATTAGTTAATTATATAGAACAACCATTAAATAATTCTAATGAAATCACAAGAACACTTAATAAAATATTTGGTAAAAAGATAGGTTCATCAATGTTAAGAAATATATTTTTAACATCTAAATATGGCGATGATATGCAACAATTACAAGAAGATACGACTAATATGGGTACTAGTTTAGGGACCGCTCAAAATAATTATATTAAAACTAACTCACATGTAGTAAATCTAATGTAATATATTTAAACATTTTTTGTATAATTATAAATATGAATTAGATGACTTAGAATAAAGCCCTTTTACATTTTCTTTAAGTACTAAAAAAATCACCTTTTACATTTTCTTTAAGTACTAAAAAAATCACCTTTTACATTTTCTTTAAGTACTAAAAAAA